ATTGGGCACCAGGCATCAGCAACTCGCTCTTGTGGTAGTTGTAAGCCTGTTGGGCGCTGCGGGCTCGGCGAGGGATACCGCAATACTTCATGCGGCCATCGACAAATGAGACGTACCCATAAACCGGGACGATCCCGATGTAGTCGGCTGGGTATTCGCTTTCTTCCAGCACATCACAACCGGACATCCGGCGCCATTTCACAACGGCTTTTTTGTCCTTGTACGTTCGGTCGTAAGGCAACTGAGTCATGGCCGCTTTGCAGGCTGTCCAATACTCGTCCTCTGTGCCAGATACCTCTTGCCCCATCTCGTCGGTGTAGACGATGATGTTCCGCGTCACATCTTCGCGATACCACTGCTCGGCTACCAAAATGGACTTGCGCGAGTCATTGCGGCGCTGCTCCGTGTCGCCGAAGTCGCACAGCTCCTTGCCGGACCATTTACGCTCAAACTCGCGAGGGCTGAACGAGGTCAACAGATAGCCAAACGTTGCATCACTGCCGTCTGTTTCGGTTGACCATGGGTCAAACACGACCTTGAGCGGGTCTGGCTCTGAGCCGATGCGTGGGGCCTGCCAGTTCAGGGCGCGGTCGATGTACTCAGGCCGTGCGATCAGATAGCCGACACCTGCGCGGGCCGCACTTGTCAGTGCGCGTGCGTAGTGCTGCTGAGCGCGTGATGCGTACTCGATTTGCCGGAACCGTCCGTCCAACTGCTCTGCGGCTTGCTTCTCAGCACCGCCAGTTTCGGGGATCGCATGCAGGCTCGGAGGCTGCTGCTCGATCTGGCCTGATACGTTCGACACGTATTGGCCAGTCTGATCCAAGACAAGACACGGACGCTTTCCGCCCGGATCTTGCTCACGCTGACGCTTCACATCTTCATCCCATTGCTGGGGATCGGATGGATCGGAAAAGCGCAGATCCTCATCGATCTGGAGCCGCTGATCCCTTGAGGCTTCCAGCGCCTCTTGATAGAGACGCTGGGCCTCTTGGAGTGCGTCTGACATAGTTTTACGGCGTCTCTCGACGTTGGTAAATGTTCGCGCCGTCTAAACGTGCGCTATTGGGGCGCAGCTTATCAGAAAGGCAAGCGCTGCGCAATACTGTTGAAAATGCCATGCTGGTTAGATCGCCAGCCCTTGCGCTGATGATTGGCTGAAGTCATAAGATGGTGATGCTTTAGCTGCCCGCCTTGCGCCTTCGCATGCGTACCGAAGCGCATCAATGACGTGGTTTTTCTTGTCCTCAAGCACAGGGATGACCTTCCCGGTCAACGGATCAGTCTTAAAGCTGTACAGGGTCAGCTCATCAATCGTGTGCGTGCAGCGAGGGTGAACAACGATATCAAACGACTTGAGCCATTCAATGCCATCCTCTACCGACTTTGGGCCTTTCACCGCTGGCATGATCTTGGGAAACCCATTCTTGCGCATGTGACTGATCGTCTCAGGCCGAGCCGAATCAGCCGTGATAGGCCATTTCTCAGACTCAGGCACGGTCATGAACAGTTCAGGCGTAGCAGTGATCTCGCATCCGACCATATATGCTTCATAGTCGATGTAAAGCGTGCGGCCAATGATATGACAACGCACCAGTGTAGTTGGGTCAACAGCAAAGCCCCAGTCTGCACCAAGACGATGGACCGCATCGCGTGGCGCTTCAAACTCTTCAATGCACCAATTCTTGAATACTCTCGCCTCCGAGTTCCTGACGTACTCGCCCAGCCATACGTGAGCGTATTTGTCTGGGTCACGCTTTCGGTCGTACTCCATTTCCTCACGCAGAACATCCGTGAACCACGGGTTATCCGTGAAGTTCACCGGGATGATGACGGAGTTAGGCGGAGGCGAAGCGCATCGTAATAGCACATCAACTGGATCAGTCGCCTCGCCTGGGTTCCATGTGAACCACAATTCAGAGCCTGGTTTGCGAATGGTAGGCCGGAGCAGATCAAGGCTGCGCTGGCTCATGCTCTGGGCTTCTTCCACCCATGCACAGTCCATCCCCT